TGGATTTACAATGTCTGTAGTAAGTAGTCCATTAGCCACAGCTTCTGCAATTTTTGAATAATAGTCAGACATATATCCTTCAACTACAGCTTCAGATACATCTTTAACATCAAAGATTAACATTTTCCCAGATTCTACCAATTGGGTTTCTACATCTTTCAATTCTTCTTCAAGATGTGTTCTTTCTGAGGAATAAATAGGTGTAGATTGTATTTGTTGAGCTAATTGATTTTTCTTACTAATCAAGCCTCTTCTAAAATCTCTTCTGCCTTGAATTTGAAATGTTTCGTGAAAGATCATTTCAAGTCTATTTCGTTGGCGCTGTAATTTTTTATTAATTGCTTCAAGTGGGTCTGTTAATTTTATGGTTTGACCAGAATCAGATGTGAAAGTGCCAAATCTTCCAGCTTCCATGTCTGCAAGTAATCTTGTAGCATTGGTTCCACCTGACATTAAGTGAACCATCTCATCCTGAATATCTAAAATCCATTGTTCTTTTGCAGCATTATAGATTTTTCTATCAGACATCAAGTTACCAATATGAGCATCAAATATTTTTGAAAGATAAGGAATGTCTCCATGAATTCTTGCATAAAGCTCTGAAGGATTGGAGATGTATGCTTCTTCTGGTGTCAATTCTGGATTTAATGCAATAGAATCTTGCATCGTCAAATCACCAGACTGTAAATATTGCAATGCGTGAGCAACTTCGTGTCTTCTGGTAGCTTCAACATAATTTTCAGCATCCATACCAATGTTTTCTGCTAAAGCTTTATGATAAGAAAGTTGATTCCATATGTCAGTTTTAATTAAGATAGCTGGTACTGGGCCTCTATCTTTAGTTGGAAATCTTGGGACAAATAATCCACCCCATTTTTCATCAATCAAATCTACAGGACCAATTTTCATTTTTGGAGCATTATTTTCTTGCATAAAGTTTTGTAAGCTCCAAGTGCTAAATTCTATGATTACCATCTGATCAGCATATGTTTTGATGTCTTTTATGCTTGTTCCAGCAAAGGGTGCTTCTTGCATCATACGATCTTCATAAGATTGATATATTTTTCCAAAAATTTCGTCAGATTTATTTTTTTGTCTAATTCCGCTTTCTGACATACCTTCTGGAACTACTTCATTTTTAGGTCCTTTTCCATATGCATAGTTGAAAGAACTATCTGATGCTTTAGTAATTTTAATTACACCCTGTTTTGCAGCTTTTTCCAATAAAGCTAAACCGTCAGATTGAATTTTTGCTTTGGCTGCAGTTCCACGAGCAATGATTTTATTTTTAATCTCATCACCCAAACTGCTCAAAAGATTTATATTAAATTTATCAAAATCTTCTGGGTTTTTTTCCAAATACCTTATGATGACTTCAGGCTTTGCAATTCCCTTTATTATATACATAGGTGTGCAATCATCACCTAGCGAATCAATATAAGCAATAAATTTTTTACTTCTTTTAAGTTTTCCAATTAGCAAAGGATTGTTGTCTAGTTCATATGAATTAATTACGTTATATAATCTTTTGACTAAAGGTGTTACGAATTCATCATACTGGGTATATTGTTCTAAATTAGTAAGTGTGTCAACTAAAGACTCTGTAGGTAAGCCCATAACCATGCTAACAACATCTTTTTGTTCTATATCAGATTGATTTAATATCTGAATAATCATATTTAAAATTTGAGGTGGATCAATTCCTGAAAAAAGAAAACTCTTTAATAGGGGCAGATAATTCTTTATTTCTCCACTCCAAATTGTAGTAATTGCAGCATCGTAACTCTCAAACTTTTCCAATTCAGGTTTCTGTTGTTTTAATTGTTCTATCAATAAATTTCTTTGTTCAGAATCGGGTATTCCCAGTAATGCTTTGTCATCACCACGCATCATAAATAAAGAGAGAGAATCACTTATTTCAGTGCCTTTTCTAACTAATAAATTAAGTGTCGTAAATCCAATACCTAAAGTAGAATTGACATATGCTTTTGCTTTTTCAGCATCAGGAATTTCGTCTCCTAATTTATTTCCTTTATGTCCTTGAGATTTTGAAAAACTATTTAATTTTCCCAAAAAATCAAGAACTTTCATCATATCTGTATTGGCAGAACTACCTTGTTTTTTCATTTCATTATCAATAAATTTTGATAATCCGCTAGTAAAATTGATTATATCTGCCATAGCATTAACATCTGTTGTAGCTTTTTCAAAATATTTATCAATAATAGAATCATTATTTTTGCCTTTTTCTATGTCAAATAACAACTTAAGCATAGCAGTCATAGTAGGCATATTATTTGGGCTGTAAAATGAAAAATCTTTGAATGTTCTAGAAAAAGAGCCACTCCAAACAACTTCTTTAGTTGAAAGGACATCCCAGGCAGTTGCTGATTCGATAATTTTTGAGTACCACATATTTAGTTTATTTTACATTTATCCCCAGAAACCCTTGATTTTAAAAGATAGGCTTGGTAATATTCTTTTATGGAAACTTCAACTGTTGATGTAGTTATTGGTATGCAGTATGGTGATGAGGGCAAAGGTAAAATTGCCAATCAACTGGTAAGTACTGGTAATTATGATTATGTCGTCCGCTTTAATGGTGGAGGCAATGCTGGTCATACAATTTACCTCAATGGAGAGAAAATTGTTACACACCTTGTTCCTTGCGGCATTCTGCATGGTATTCCTAGTATCATCGGTAATGGTTGTGTTATCAATACGCAAAAATTATTTGACGAACTTAAATATCTTGAAGGATTTGGGTTTGACACATCAATCCTTAAAATAGCAGAAAACGCACATATAATAACCCAAGATCACATTGACGAAGATTCCAAAGATACAAAAATTGGAACAACTCGCACTGGAAATGGACCTTGTTATCGAGACAAGTTTGCCCGTATAGGTCTTCGTGCCAAAGATGTTCCAGAATTAGCTCCATATCTTGTTGATATGCATAGTCTTATTCATTCTTCCCCTAAGAGCTTTTTAGCCGAAGGAGCTCAAGGTTATTGGCTTGATGTTGACTTTGGCGATTACCCTTATGTCACATCATCAAATACAGGTGTAGGAGCAGTATTAAATAATGGTTTCAATTATAAGCAAGTACGGAATGTTATCGGGGTTATCAAGTGTTATTCTACCTATGTTGGAGCTAAAGGATACCAAAAAGATGACGAGCGATTTGAGCAGCTCAGAGAAATTGGTCAAGAGTATGGAGCCACTACAGGACGACCAAGGCAAATTGACTGGCTCAACATCCAAGAAGTTATAACTGCTTGTCAAATGAATGGTGTTACTAAACTCATCATTAACAAAATGGATGTTCTTCGACAAGTTATTAGTGCTTGGAATTATTATGAGAATGGAATGTTGATTTCTTGTTCTGATGAGGATACATTCATTTCAAATATCTTGAAAGAAATAAAGATCTATCTTCCTAACACTGAAATAGAATTCCAAGGACAACTACATTGAAATTTAAGTTGAATAAGGCAGAACATCTTGTATGTTTTGCCTTGCTTAATAAAATTGAGAAATCTAAGCTATCGATGCGAGAAAACAAAGCATCATCTAGTAGTCTTATATTTCATTCTTCTGATGGCAAGTTGTATGTGCAGTCAGAAAATAATTTTTGCTGCTCTAAGTTTTTACTAAAGAATGTTGAACCTACAGAAGATGGCACTTTTGGGTTAGATATATCTTCTTTTTTTAATGCTGTAAATATTTTTCCAACAGAAGAAATACAGTTTATTTATAATGTTGAAGATAATTTACTCATTTTTGGAAATAAGAAAACAAGAGTGTCTTTGGCTTCTGCACCTGTCGATAACTTCACAGTAGATTTTTCCAGTAATTTAGAGCCTTTGGACATTACTGTTGATGATTTTGTTCACAGTGTTAAGATGACTTCATTTTCTTGTGCCCCAGATTTTGATGAGCATCCTTATACTTCTATTCTCTGGTTTATTGAAGATGGTAAAATTAATACTCAATCTTCAGACAAACATAGAATTAGTGTGTTTGGCAAGAAGTATGAATTACAGCCATCTTACTTAATTTCAAAAACTATCTCTGATATTGTTTTGTATTATGTGGAAAAAGTATCAGGAGTTGTCTTTTCTCTCTACAACAACAAGCTTTATCTATCTTGGGATGGTGGAGAATTGTTTTGTAATCTTGAGAAGAATACTTTTGAAAAGATATTCTCAAATTTTAATCAATTCTTTAGTAATCATTTTTTCTTATCTCTTGAGTTAGAAAAAGATGCATTAGTTAAGTCAGTAAAGTTTGTGTCGAGCATTGCAAATTCTCATATGATAAGCTTGGGTCTAGATATCAATAAGCTTGTAATTTCTGGAAACAGCAATGAAAAAAATGCAGTGGTAGATACAATTGAAATAGAGAATGATGAACTATTTTCAGTCTCGTATGTATCTTCTCATTTAATCAGAGCTTTGGATTTACTTGACAATAAGAAAATTAAACTTAATTTTATCAAGCATAATGACTTTATTTTATTAATGTTAGAAGCAGAAAACTTCAAGCACATATTGTTTCCAATGGATTAAAATGTTCCCAAGAATTTACTATGGATCAACCACTATAGCATTGAATAAGATCAAGGAAGAATTCCCTGGTCTTATTCTTTGTATCGATAACAATGTTGAAAAGATTGTCAATGATTATTCTAAATTCTTTGATATGAATAATATTTATATCCACACAAATATTTCCAATGAAGATATTAAACTCATTCAAGAGAAGAGTGAGAAACTAGGAATCAAACACATCATCTTATATGAGGATGATAGCTTTGATGGTAGATTATCTCTCATTGCCAAAGCTAAGAAAAACAGCTTGATTTTTGATTGTAGTTATCCGCTTGCTGGAGATTCTAACTCATTAAAGCGCCATATCAATAATTTTGTTATGAAAAACAATGCAAATATAAATGGCGAGACCTTGAATCATTTAGTTCAAATTTGCCCTATTTTACGTATTAAATCAAAGCAATCTGGTAGCAAGAAAGAAATTCTTTGTTACGATATTGATATTTTATTTAAAGAACTAGAAAAGATCATTTCTTACACAGATAAAATATTTTTGCGTGATGTTTCAAATGCTTCTTTTAATGAAGAATGCGACATATTCGAATTTATCGACAAACTGATGAATAAAGATCTAGACTATTGCTTGACAAAGATTGATCTATTAATTGATTCTATGGGTGAGCAAGGATTTTTATTGGTTCTCTTAAGCCAATTGAATTTTATGCTTGTAATATCAGAAACTAATAAGACTTTCCATCCGTTATCAGAAGTTCAAGAAATTGTTGAATTACGGGATATTTTAGGCAAGTATTTAGATGATGAATACAAAGAGCCTACATTCACTGTTAAAGCTCAAAATCCAATTAGAATTCGTATTCAATCAAGCAAAGAAAATTTATATAGTCCAGCTGAGTTTTCTAAAATGATTACCTTGGTAGTAGATAGCATTATTGATTTACGTACCAATGGTTCTGTCAATCATTCAGTGCCAATATTAATTTCAAAACTCACCTCTGTATAATTTTTTTATGGCTGATCATAACTACGACGAAATTAATAAATTACTATATAAGTACAAAGCTGGTAATGATTCGGCTTTATATGAATTGTATGAATTTTACAAACCCTTATTTATTTCATCCGTAAAAAGAATTATCTATAAAGAACCTAGACTTTCTCCTTACAGAGAAGATATTTTGGGCGATACATTATTTGTTTTTATTAAGTTGATAGACCAATATGATCCCAAATTATCTTATTTCTCATACTTCTTATCTACTAGAATTGATATAAATTTATTTCGTTATATTTCTGACAAATATTTTCCAAAAGAAGAGTCAGTAGAAGAAGTAGAATTTCAAGAACAATATGACGATCCATTTAATAAAATTGACAATGTAATTTGCATTCATCAAGCTTATGAAAAATTAAATGAGAAAAGCAAAGAAGTGATACAAGTTTATTTCTTTGAGCAATTAGATCAAAAAGAAGCTTCTGAAAAGTTAGGAATTACTCAAGGTGCCTTTTCTAAAAGACTATCTAAAGCGCTTGAACAAATGAAAAATATATTGGGAAAAGATTTCCTTTTTGATTAATGGAATATATTTTTTGATTTCTCGTATTATATAAATATGTTCCACAAAAACCTCTAAGACATTATAATTGCGTCTGGAGGTTTTATTATTTAAATAAGTTCCTTTATTGGTGGGGATCAAAAATCAAAGGGAGATAAGAGAAGTGTCTGAAAACAACTCAAATGACATGATTTACAACTGGCGCAATGAATTACGTTCACATAGTGATGGTGTTCTTATTGTTGCAAATAGTCAAGCTCAAAAATACAAAAATCAAGGTTTCGATAAGTCCGAAGTTGTAGAATTGCTCGCAGCTGATAATTTTGATTTAGACGTTGCTAATAGAATCGCTTCAAAGTTATTTGATTCTGCTGAAGAAGTAGAACAAAACACTGCTATTGAAGTTGCTGTAGTTCCAACTAGATATTCTGACTGTGCTCCTGTTATTGAAAGATCATTAACTAAATTGTCTGCAAAGGAGTTCGTCAAGAGACTTTGTGGTGGTCCTCATTCAATTGTAAAGACTGATGAAAAGGGATTAGGATTCTGGTTAAGAATTACTCAAGCTGCTAAAGATAGTACTTCTGGGAAGAATCATTTACACGCATCATTAAGACCTTACATCGAAGAAACACTTCTAAACAATGTTCTTTTAGCACAATCCCAAGAAGCACAAATCAAGACTGCTTCAAAAACCAAATTTGTTGTATCTATGAAGAAGGGGACTGCTGAAGTTGATTTATCAAATGCAACTTCATCAAGCGACAAATTTATTGCTGGAAATTATATTGATTTTGGGCTTGCTGATGAATTTATGGTGAAGGCTGCTGATACAGTTTCACCATATCAGAGATTGAAAAGAGCTCTCAAAGACTAACTCACACTCTAAACTATTGAACAAGCCGCTTTTATGCGGCTTGTTTGTTTTGTATAACTAAAGAAATGGAATCAAAAAAAGAAACTGTAGATGCACTCATTGTTCCTGATGAAGGGCCAAAGAAACCATCTAAAATGTTCAGGGATTTGAAAGAAGGGGACAAACCATTAATGCCTCTTCCCCCTGATAATATGAGTGATATATCTTATCCTCAATTTATGGAACCAAGATGCGCAATTTGTACTTCACCTTTCAGAGATTTGGTTGAACACGTATATCTTGATTCTGGACGTAAAAATCAATCAGTAATTAGATTCTTCCTACAGTATTTTGATGCACAGATGAACTGGATGCAGATAAATACTCACATGGAGCAACACTGTGATTTCAAAAAAATCTCAACTTCAGGTCTTAAGAATTACGAGCAAAGGGAAGAACTCATTGCTCCTTGGATTTTTCGTGAACATCATCTTGCCTTAACTGCATTACTTGTAGAACTTGATGATGTAAGAGGAATTGACTGCTCTAAAAATAATGATATGAAACTCAAAAGAGCAGCGATGGTAGAGAAGTTAATTTCTAAAATCTTACATTTAAAAGAAGTAAGAGATAATCAAGGTATTTACAATATTAACATTTTTGAAATCTTAGCAAAATTGCACGAAAAAATGGATTCTGAAAATGATAAAAGAATTATCAGAGAAGAAATTGTTGCTTTGAGAGAAAAGATCCAACAAGATAATTAATGAGAAAACAAACACAAGTTCCTAAATCTCCAACAGAATTAAGAAACCAATTACTTCAACAAGCCAATACAGTTACAGAATTATTTAAGGGTACTGAATATGCAGATGATTTTGTTGACGAAATTGCTCCTGCCACAAGATCAGAAGTCGCTCCTCCATTAAAGCCACCTAAAGACAGATTTAATCCTGATCAAATTGTAGATATTATTACATTTATCGAACATCCCTATTTTTGTAATCTAAGACCTTATCCTTGGCAAAAACTTATATTAAAGTGTTTTTATATGGGACAAGAAGGCAATACTAATCTTGTAATAAATGAATCTGATAATCAAGAAGATTGCAAGGGGTGTGTTTGGGATTATGTTCAAAAGAATGAGAATGAATTCTTAAAAGCTCGTTCAGAAAGTAAGCAATTTAAAACAATTTTCAATGTTGTCAATTCTCCTTGTTTGCAATGTAAACGTCTTAATAATAATGTTAGAGAGGAAAGATATAAATTTGCTAAAGATGAAGCTACAAATCCTGATGCAGAAAGACAAGTAGAAGTATTAGAAGCAAGACCAATTATTGATGGTTTTCAAAGTGAGTTTGATTTACTTTATTCTGAAGAATTTGATCCAAAATTGAGAATGCAAGTTCAAGAGAAATGCACTAAAAGATACAAATTTGAAGAATTAGTTTTAGTACTTGGTAGACGTTCAGGAAAATCGTTCCTAGTGTCTGCTATGGCTCTTTATGAATTATATAGATTAATTTCTATGGGACACCCTCAAGCTAGATATGGTTTAATGGAATTTGACGAAGTTGTTATTCTTAATGTTGCTCGTAATGAAGAACAGGCTAAAAAAGCAATCTTCTCTAAAATCAAGCAAACAGTTTTAGCTTCTCCATTTTTTGCACCTTATATCGGCAAAGATACAGAGCTTGAAATGCGATTCTACACTGAACACGACAGAGAAGAGAATGTAAGAAGAAAAGAGCAAAATATCAATCTTTTTGCGGGTTCTTTAGTTTTGCGATGTGGTTCTAGTAATGCTTCAGGTCTCGTTGGTTTAACTTGTTGGACAATCATTATGGACGAAGTTGCAGCTATGGCAGGAGACAACCCTGAATCTGGTGTTGACTATGCTCTTTATGATGATTTAAAGCCATCTCTTGCTACATTTGGTAAAGATGGAAAAATGATGCTTCTTTCCAACCCTAAAGGTCCTCTTGGGTTACTTTATGATTTACACGAGAATAGACAAGAAGATCCTACTACACTTGTTATGAGACTTCCAACTTGGCTTACTAATCCAAACATTGATAAAGAGTGGTTAGATGGTCAAAAGAAGAAAGATCCTCAAGAATTTCAAATGCAATATGGTGCAGAATTTGGAGCATCATCATCTGATCCAATGTTTAATTCTGAAGATATTGACAGAATGTTCTCTTCAATGTCTATGGTAAAAAGAAAAGAACAAGCAGAAGGACATTTTGAATATTTCTGTCACTTGGATCCCGCACGTACATCTGACTATTATGCTCTTGTAATTGCTCATACTGAAAATATGTTTGGTCAAATTGGTCCTGACTTTCAACCATTGAAAAGAGTTGTAATTGATCACATTCATTTTTGGAATCCTAGGACAAAAAATCAACCTGTTAAAGAGAAAGATGTTGAAGATTATGTTATTGAATTACATAGAAAGTTCAAATTTAAACAAGTAAGTATTGATCAATGGAATTCACAATCTTCTCTGATAACTTTGCAATCAAGAAGAGTTCCTATTGTAGAGCGTCAATTCAATAAAGAATATAAAGAGAAAATTTATACCGAACTTTCTCAACTAGTTCGAGATGACCGAATTGATATTTATGATTTATCTGGTGGTGAATATCGAGATTTAGATCACAGATTGATATCTTTGAATGAGATTCAAGAAGCTAAAATTCAGTTTTTGTTTTTACAAAAGAAGTGGAAAGGTAAAAGATATTACATTGAAGCATTGTCTGGATATAAAGACGATATTTGTGATGCTGTAGCTGCTGTTGCTTACGAATGTCTTACTTCAAAAATTATGTTTAGATTACCAAAATCAAAAATGGTCAATTTAAATAGGCGATAAAGGTTATTTTTTTAAATAATAAGAACAAATCATTATGTCTAACAATATCAGAACAGCTCAGTTTGGTGGTGTAGGCGGCGGGGGGAATGGCTCTGCTTTTCAGCCTGGTGGTAGCCCTATAGGTCGTGGTGGATCTAATAGAGGCGGACACGAGATTAATCTTTATGTTGATGAAGATGCCAGTTTTGATAAATTATTGAGAAGAACACACCTTGAACCTGATAATAGAGATGTAAATATTGAGTCGAGACTTACTCCTCAGCACAAACATTATGAAGAGATGATTCCATATGAATTAACTCCTGAAGAGAGAATGAGAGCTAAATTTAGAGCTCAACTTCATAATTATAAAAACTCACTTGAAAATGCTGCTAATAGTTTAATGAAAAATAGTCCGGCTTACATAAAAGAACATTATCATCCTAAAGCTGAACATATGATGACTATGGAGCAATCTTTAGAAGATCGTCATAAATATAATAAAGACTTCAAATATCCAAGAGAAGAATACAAAGATCCTGATAAACCAGAAAGATTACATTTTGCTATTTCGGATCAAGCTATGAACCGTGTAGCTGAAGATTATGCAGTTAGAAGAAGAAACAGACTTACTGATGAATATCCAGAAGATAGAAATCAGTTTGATGAAAAACAATTTTCATATGCTCCTATTGGCAAAACACCAATCTTAATTCAAGGTGAAGATATTGATATTTATATGCAAGACTTGATGTCTGTTAATACTCCTGATCACGATGGATTCCAGGAATATGAGCTTAAGGATACTGTTTTAACCTATCCTGAGCCAGATGGTAAAGCAAATGTACACGCTCCAAAAGATATTGCACCAGAACCAGAAGAAATGAAAGATGTTAATGTTTTTATGTCTTTAGAAGGTCAAATGCATCCAAACAAGAAATTCACCACTTACCTTGATTACAACGATCAATCCTTAAAAGAAGACAAAGGTGTAGAGGAAGTTTATGATGGTTCCGCCTTTTATGGAATTAGCGGTCATAGTTTGTAAAGGTAAATAAAGAGAGAGTTAACAACAACAAATTATGAAAGCAAATTCAATCCAAACATTAATCAAGCTTTGCTCAAGATTAGACAAAACAGGACACTATTCTAAAGCTGATCTTTTGTTTGAAAAAATTGCTCAATACTATCCCCAACAATCAGTGACTCAATCGCCAAATGTATCTTTAGTTCCTTATGAAGATATTGAAGAAGAAACAAAGCAAAATGATTTCTGGCGACAAAAAATCAACCCAAGAAAAATTCCAAAAGAATATTTTGACTTGGGCGGAGAAGCTGATGGTCAAAGTATCGAAGGTCAACTACATGGACCAGACAATGTTCCTGGACCAGCATATATAGACCCAGGTAATCCAGCTTCTAGTCCATCAATGGCAATTCATAGTGGAGAAGACTTATGCGACAAATTCTCTTGGGAAGAAACTTATGAGAAAAATGTTGATGAAGGAAACGCTTGGAAAAATAGAATACCATACAGATAAGGAATAAAATTATGCCTATACCAATCAAACCAGTTCACTCTTTAGACTTACATGCAGAATTATTTGACGGACCATCAATGGAAGGCCTTGGATTATCAGATATTCAAATTCAACTTCTTGGTGTTTCACAAGCTCCTAAGAAAATTGAAGCTGCTAAATTAAGTGAAAAATATCTAGATATGCTCAAGTCAATTGATGCAAACACTGATGCTTTAGTTACTGCAGCTAGTTATGTTGCTTTGCACAAAGATAGTACAGTTTGTGGTGTTCCAACAGAAATTTCTGACAACGATCTTTTAGCTATGAAAACAGCTGGATTACTTACTGGTTATGGAAGATCTGTAGAACTTACTGAAAGAGCAAGATTAGCATTACGTGATCATTATTTAAGCATAGATAATGTTAATGAGTTTAGAAAGCAAAGAACAAAAGATAGATTTGACCTTGATCAAGCAAGAAGTGTAAAAGCATCTTCAAGTAAATTTAAGAAAGTTGGTTCTTGACTCACTAGCAAAGAATTCCGTGATGAATTCGATGTTAGGTTTGTAGCAGACACAGATAAATTAAGAACTAAAGGCTTGATGAATGCAGAGCCTTTAGATGATTATGAAGTAGTATTTTTTACTTTTGATTATCCAGATTGCTATTCATTTTGGAATAAAAACGTATCATTTGCACTTTCTTTAGCATTTTTAGATAAAGATTATAAGATTGTGGATATAAAGGATATGGAAGCAGATGACCCTAAATCTGTATCTCCAGATTCGAACAATGTTGTATTTGTTGTAGAAGCAAAGAAAGGATTGTTCAAAAAATTAGGCATCGGTGTTGGAGATAAATTGTTTTTGAAGGGCAAGAAAGTAATTTTCAGTAAAAAAACATAAATGGATGCATTAAAGGAATTTGAGCATTAAATTTAGAAATTTTCTTAATGTATTTTTTCTTGAGGAGAAAAATTAATTATGGCAGATAGAATTTTCCCAAACAGATTTCAAGAAGATCCTCTTGATTCTGACTTGGTATTTCAAGGAATCGATTGGGATAACTTTAACCAAAGATTAGCTGAAGCAAAAGAGCCAAAAGAGAACAAGGGTCTTAAAGCACTCTTAGACTCTATTGGTGACGAAAAAGTTGATATGTTGCAAGAAGCTGGTTCTTCTTACGCAAAAGAAGATATGGAAGATGAATCTATGTCTGAAGATATGGAAGACGAATCAATGTATCACAATTCAACCAAAATGGCTAAGAAAGGTCTTCCAAAAGGTTTAAGAGACTGGATGTTAGAGAATGGCAAGGGCAAGAAGAAGTCTAAAGATTCTGAAGATAAAGATGAAGATCATGAAGATCATGAAAATCATGAAGATCATGAAGATGAAGAAGAAAAAGCTGACAAAGGTCCTATGACTAGAAAAGGCCCTAAGTCCAAGTCTGAAAAGAAAGCTTATCATTTCAATCATGCATCACAATTATCAGCTGAAGCAGTAGAAGCTGCAGTGGCTGCTGGTGATGAAGATCTTAAAGAAGCTATTCTTGCTGCTCGTCACGACAGAAGAGTTAGATTAGCTGGCAAGATTGAGCGTCAAGTAACAGCTCAACAAGAAACTAATTTAAAACTTGCACAAAGAAGAGCTTACAGAGAGTCATTGGTTCAAAGAGTTGCTGAAAAGATGGAAGACAAGAAAGAAGCAGCTATGGACAAAAAATGTGAAAGCGGTTATGCATCTGATAAGTCAGAAATGAAAGAAGCTAAAGCATTCTCATCTGCTGCAAGAAAAGCATTTGCTGCTAAAGCCCTTGCTGAAGGTTTTCCAATTGAATACATTAACGCAAGATTAGGCGAAACATCAACTCCTGCAGTTGACAAATTGTCCGATATCAAGAATGTTCTTGCTTCTGACCTCAACACAAATGTAAAGGTTGCTGCAGCTTCTTCAATGATCAAAGTTGCAACTCTTTCAGACGCAGACTATTCCAGAATTGTCGATTACTGGAAGAATGAACTTGGTTATGGCGATCAAGAGTGGATTGATGCACTCTTTACCAAAAAATACGACAAGTAACAATTACCATCCTCAAGAAAAATAGTCCCAGGGCGAAAGTCCTGGGACATTCTTGAAAAGTAATATCAGGATAAAATAAACATGAGCAGATTTAGAAAAGTATCAGAAATCGATAATATTCCAACATTTTTGGAAAAGAGATTTATTGGCGCTCAAGTTGAAGTTGAAGAAGATCCATACGCTGAGTTAAAGAGAAATTCAACTGCAAATAGACAATCAATTTCTAAACAAAATATTGGTTTCACAAAAGAAGCAAACAATATTAACAAATCTTGGGAAAAGATTCAAGGCGCATCAACTTATCAAGACTTAAGAGATACTACACTTGAAGATAGAATTCTTTCACAAGATTTTGGTGCTATTAGAAGAGCTGGTTCACAGTTCGACGATGGAGAAACTGCAAGAACTACAACTAGTGGTTTGAAAGCATTTTCATCTGACGAATATATGAATGCTATGCTTTCTAGATCAGCATCTATTTTTAACCCAGATATGATTGCAATTTCAGAAGAATTCTTGAATTCACAAGCTTCTACCAGTGAACAATCTATTGTTGAAAATCAAAGATTGAGAGAAGCTAAAGCAACTCGTCACAAAGCTTGGGAAGAAAGCCAAATCAGCAATCTTAGACAATCTTCTGTAGTTTCTTCAAGAGCACATTCTATCTTGAGAACATCTTCAGACAATGAATTCAATTCAACATTTGGAATGATTGATCCATCTGCTCTGGACAATCGTGAATCAATGAGAATTGCTAATCAAGAGAAGAACAGAAATGAAAGAATGGCAATCAAGAAAAATATTCAAAGTGATATGAGTAATAAATCTCAATCAAGAGCGAAAACTGTCAATGAAATTTATAATAGTATTGACATTAATTTCGATGATATTGACTAATGAATAAACTGTCTCAAACCGCTCCACCTTTAGCGTCAAATCCGGCAAATGGAATTAATAATATTCCTTTAAATGGTGAAAGTGTTGAAGGTGTGACAAAAGATGAAATGAGACAGTTAATGAATAAGGTCAAATCTGCTAATGATAATTTCAGTGAACTTTCAAATGAAGTCACTGTCATAGCAGACAAAGTGCAAGATAAAAATTTAAAACATCAATTAGATAAGTTATCAAAAGCACTACTTATGTCAAATAGTAATAGGACTAGAACAAAAGATCCAATTACTCAAGAATTAGATCCAAGCTATTCTGATATAGCAAATAAGATTGAACAAACTTATTTATCCGAGGCTAAGAACGTGTACAACAATTCCAAAACAGCACAGGTCAAAAAGAAAAAGAAAACTAGGGGCAATCCATTCCGTGTTTTAATGGGTAAAGTGGGTAAATTGCTTGATCACGGTGTTGAAAAAAGCGACATAGTTAGATACATCTCAAAACTTAAGTATTGGAATAAAGAAACAATTGAACGTGCAATTGACATTGTTAAAGAATATAACAAAAAATTAGAGCAAGACAAAGATAAAGACGAAAAGTCAGAAAAGTCAGAAAAAACTGCAGATACTGTTGATCTTGGCAAATTAGTAAAACAAAAAGAAGAAGTTGAGAGAAAAACTAAAGATGTCGAAGAAACAATAGAAATGATTAATGACACTGAAGAAAAAGGCAATAAAAATGCTTCAGTTAAAATTGCTTCTCTGAATTATGATGCAAAACCGAACTTTGAAAAGAGATCTACGCCTGAGTTAATTATGAGAGCTTGTTTTCTTATGGATTTACAAGATTATTCTAAAACAACAAAACAAGGCGATTTCAAAGATGCTGCTGATAAGAAAGGCGTTAGTGAAGAACTAAAGCAACTCAAAGCAGCTCTCAAAGATAGAGGTTTTGATAAAGAAGAATTATCGAATTTAGGATTGGGTAAATAATTATGGACAAGGGATATAAAATCAAAGCTACATACGAGACTCACGATCCTAAAAAAATTCAAGATATTATGGACAAAAAACCATTAGTTGGCGGAACTGGATTACTTAGTATGCTTCAAGACACAATTGCTGGACTTGGAGATGGTGATTCTACGCCAATGTCTTCTCCTTTTCACGTTTTAAATATGAATGATTTTGGTGATGATCCAGTAATTTCAGCTTTCAAAAATATGGGTGGACCAGAAAATATTGTTAAGATTGTCGCCCTTCCTGAAAAAGAAGCACATCATCATTTGCATCACGCATTCAATAAATTAAACAATATCAAACTAGCAGAAGAAAGAAATACTCTTCGTTATGCATATATGGCTTTGCAAAACTTTTTGAACAAGAATAATGAAGCAGCCAGATTAGAAAGAGTAGCATACAAATCAACAGATAAATCTGCTGGATATTGGCAAATCGAAGCCATCAATTCTTTGGATAAACTCAAGAAATTTGCAGCCACTTCCTTGAGAATTTCTAAACTTGAAAGTGCTAGAAATGTTGTTTTATCAGGAAACAAATTACAAACTACTAAAGTATCAAACTATTTACATAATTGGTATTCAGAAATCACACCAAAAGAAAATAGAAGAGTAGCTTACACATCATTATCAACGCAAGCTAATGAACCTTATTTACTTTGCCCTAAAGGTAAATTTCAAGGATATAAATCTCCAATCCCTATGGAAATTTCAAAGTGCCGTGAGAACTGTATTGACTCCAGAGTTGATAAAGAAGGACACGTCACTTGTGCATATCAAGATTGGCTCAAAGTAGCTTTCCAATCACATGATGAAGTTATGGCAAGATTAGATGTTCATAAACATCCAGATAACGAAGCTAACGCCCTTGAACTCAAAGAAGGCGAAAGATCTAAAAAACTTACTGAAGGTGAAATTGGATTTGAAGCAAGATTTGAGAATTCAGATAGGGGCGCAAATAAAATCAGAGGCAAGCAAAATGTCGATGATTCTAGAGAAAAACAATTATCAGATGCCAAACAATCAAGCTATGGTCATCAACAAGGCGATAAGCCAGTTATGCGCCCAAAACAAGCTCAAACTGATTCTAATAAAACAATTGATTCACAATTACCAAGAAAAGATCAAAAGGGCACAGATTATCTTGAAATGCTTTTGAGGAAATTAAATGGCAAAGAATCTGTAACAGACGAAGTTAGAGAAAATCAACTTGATTCTGATGGTCTTTACAATCATCGTGGTGAGATGGAAGAATCTTATGCTGATCAATTAAATGTAAAGGGTAAAGATCCAATCAATTACAGAGATGAATTGAATAAGGATAAAGATGAGCCAAAAGATTCTATTATTCATCAATTAGATAAAAATATTACTGCTTCTAAAAAAGAAATGAATCAAGAACAAATTCTCAATGAAACCAGAAAGAAAAATGTTGTTGATGTCCCTAGAGACAAGCAATTAGAAGACAGAAGACAAAATACAAAAATTACCAAAAATATTGAAGCGCTTTTAGATGCTGAAGATGAAGACAGTATAGGTCATCATTTTTCAGAAGAAGATCTCAAAAGATTTGCTGATGAACTTGGTTTAGACTACATTATGGAATCTAAAAGAGAAGAATACGACGATGTGGTATAAGCAAGTTCTAGCCCAATTTGGTGGTGGTGTTAATTTTTCAGAAGAAGAAAAAGTTGATTCTCAAAACAATTCTGAAATTGACAACATTAAAGATGTAGACAAAGAACCTGCTGGATTATATGATGAATTGTCAGGCATTCTTGAAAAAATGGGCAAAACACTTGATGAATATTACAGTATGAATCAAATTCAACAAAAAGAAATTTGGGATTTACTTGTTGATCGTCCTCACAGAATGACTATGGATAACACCGGGAATTTTATCAAGTCTCCACAATCTGCATCAAATGAAGCACGTAGACATTCTCCGTATCATGAGAATCCAGAAGAAACAACCTTGGAAGAACAACTTAGAGGATCTCAACAAGAAAATAACAATAGAGATCCGCAAAGTATGGCTTCTACAGAAAAAGGTAATAGTTTTCAACATTTTAAGAATGGAGAAGGATATTATCAAGCACTTAAAGGCAAACAAGATCCTATCCTTTTTGGAAACAAACCTTCTAATCAAACTTGGTATTAAGTTATATATTTTTAGAACGGTATAATATATGTTATGGCAAATAGAACATCATTGGCTTCTGCTATTAGAACAGCAGCAACACAAGTATCAGGAGCAACCTCAACTTCTACAACTGTAAATAGAAATTATGCAAGTAGTAGAATTGGTCTAGGTTTAGGACCTGGCGTAACAAGAACTGCTAGTTTAAATACAGTTACTACAGCTCCTAATTTCTATTCGCCATTCTTAACTCCATCATCATTCCAAATTCCAAATGCTCGTCGTGAAGTTTATCTTTGGGCTAACTGGTGGAGAAATAACGAGCCAAAAATTGCTGCAGCTGTCAATTTTTACACCAACTATCCATTCTCTGGTTGGAAATTAGAATGTTCTTCTTCTTACGTGAAAGACTATTTTGAAAAATTAGTAGAATCACTTAACTTTCAAAAATGGCTTCCTGAAATTTCCAAAACATATCACTTGCTCGGTGATTCATTTGTTTTGCTTTCTCTTGATTGCCCTCATTGCCACGGTTCAAATTGGGATGATGACAAGAATCAAGCTTGCGAACACGATGGTGCAACTTGGAAATCAATTTCAATTCTTAATCCAGATTCTGTAATCAAAAGCCCAGGAATGATTGATCAACCTGGTAGTTATGCTTATAGACCATCTGCAGAAGAAATTAGAATTGTAAATGAAAGGCATCCCAAAGAAGTCTACGACAAGATTCCTGATGATATCAAAAAGATGATTATCCAGGGAAATCCTATCAAACTCAATCCAATTTCTATCCATCATTTCAAATATGGATCAAACCCTTGGGAAGATTATGGAATTTCTATGATCAGACCATTGTTTCCAATTTTAACTTACAAAGATAAATTACGTCAGGCACAATATATGATTGCTGAACGTCTTATCTTACCAATCAAGGTAGTCAAAATTGGTAGCGACACAAGACCAGCATCACAAGAAGATATTGACAATGTCCAAGATGAATTGGCATCTATTGCTAATGATCCAAACTTAACTCTTGTAACTCACCACAATTTTGATCTTGAATGGTATGGAGCTACAGGAAAAATTCATCCTCTCACTGGTGAATTTGAATTAATTGAGCAAGAAATTTTAGATGGTGTTATGCTCAATAAAGCTCTCTTGAATGGTGAGGGTCCAACTTATGGCAATGCTCAAGTTGGTCTTCTTGCAATGGCTCAAAGATTAGAGACATTTAGAAGAGAAGTTGCACACTGGATTGAACAAAATGTTTTTATGCCAGTTGCTAAATGGAATGGTTTTGTAATTGAAGGAGAAAGAGGTCAGGATGAGTTAGTTTATCCTAAAATAAAATTTGATGACCTTCAATTACGTGATGATACTGGTAAGCTCCAAATGCTTGTCACTGCTAATCAAAATGGTGTTATTTCAAATGTTTCACTTATTGAGGCTTTTGGATTAGATTCTGATCAAGAAATTGAAAGATTAAGATTTGAGCAAGGTGCTAACTTTATGAATGATCAAAGTTTTGGCACTCCAAATGTTTCTTTAAGTTTTCAAAGTGGTGGAGTTACTGGTCAAGGTTTTGGTGCAGCATCTCCTGATATGTCAGGTGGTATGGGAGCACCTCCACCCGCTGATTTAGCTGTAGGCGGTGGTGCTCCACCACCAGCAGCCGCTCCTCCAGCTCCAGGTGCTGCTCCTGCTCCAACAGCGTCAACTATGACTAAAAATTACAAGTTAGCAAGTGCAACAATTAATGAAATTTATGATGAAAGAATTAATGCAAAAAATTCAAGTGTAAGAACTGCTAGCAAAAGAATTAAGTCTGCTGCCCACGAATATTTCTTGATGTCTTTGACTCCAGTGACTGGTAGGGGTTCTCTTGGCCCTCTACCAAGTGAATATGATGGATTATTTGGTTCAATACAAATTCCACTTTGTGGTGGGGATAATTCTCATCCATTAAATAATTATGCTCTGGAAGAAATATATCAATATGCCAATAATGATAATGAAGCTATCAAAAAATATGCAAAAAAGAAAGTAGACGTTGCACAACAGCCAAAAATGTTTACTGGTCTAGAAAAGAAATTATATGGCTTGACAATGTCTTTAAATATGCCATTTCCTTTATATGCTCAATATTCTGCCGGTCCAACAATGGATTATCAATTAGATGCTGCAATTCCTAACTTAAAAATTGGCATAGAAGCGGATGGAGAAATTTGGCATAATAACCCAGATAAGATTGCAAAAGATAAACGTAGAGATTCTGAATTAGCTGCAAATGGATGGATTATAGTTAGATTTACTGACAAAGAAATCAATGATCATCCACAAGATTGTTTGAATGTTCTTATAAAAGCAATAAAGAAACGAACAGGTATGGGTGAAGGAAATTCGGAATACTTATAATTGAAGAATAGTTTGTCACTGTACAATAAACCCGTCGATTTCGACGGGTTTAAATTTTACAGGTTTTAATATGTTAAAAATAGAACAAATCCTATTGATAACTTTATTTTTTGAGGATTGAATATATGTACAAGGTTGCAAAAGGAGGAGCTATTACTATTAATAGTTTTCTCAACGAAAATGACCGAAATATAGCTAGAGATTATATTATTAAGACCGCTTCATCTAATATGAGAGAAGCTGCTAAAATTGGTCTCCAATCTCTATATGCTGATCCAAAAGAAGTCCTAGAAAAATACAAAGATTTCGACATCGTTAAAGAAATGCAAGCTCGTAAGGGTGCAAAACTTTTATGGGTAAGAGCTAGAGCTATTGATGCAGATGTTGTAAATGCTAACGGAGACTTATTTTCTAAAGAAGAACTCCTTAAAGAAGCTGAAATTAAAGGCCAAAAAATTCCAGCTTATAAGACTTTTGAAGGTGTTCCAATTTACACCAATCATAAGAATGACGACATCGAACAAGCTAAAGGTATGGTTGTTTACGCAGAATGGGACGAAAAAGAAAATTGCGTATACTGTACATTCTTCGTAGATGAAGAAGCTTACCCTGATATTGCAAGAAATATTCGCACCGGCGTTATTCACGATGTTTCAATGGGTGCTAGTGTTGAATGGGGTGTCTGTTCGATATGTGGCAATAAAGCATACACTGAAAGAGATTACTGTGAGCATCTTAAAAAGTATAAAGGCAAGATTTATCCTGAATCTGGCAAAAAAGCATATGAAAAGAACTATGGTGTTAAGTTTATTGAATTAAGCTGTGTAGGTGATGGTGCTTTCGAATCTTGTGAAATTCAAGAAATTTATGACGTTGATGATGTTTTAGATGCTGCAATGAATCTAGAAAAGAAAGCAAATGAGCTTTCTGCAAATATCGTTTTAGCATTACAAGGATCTCCTCAAGAATCTTCCATCAGACCAGAATACGAAAATTGCTTAAGAGTAGCAAATTCTACAGCCAAAACAGCAGTAAGGTTAGCACAACAAGCTGGCACTCTCGTTGGTGGGCCTTTATTAGCAGGAGCCGGAGCTAATCAAAATTCTACTGTTCAAGCAGTATTGACAGCACTTGGAATTGATCCTGCTTCTGGATTAAATATTCTTGACTTGATCAATTTATCATTGAACTTCTTAGAGGTTGCAGTGATGAATATGTTTGCAAGGAAAGATAATGTTGATTTAGGACACGTTGGCAAAATCACCAAATCAATGGCTGAACTTCAATCTACCATGCAGGACATGATTGATGACGGTGTTGATGTTGGTAGTGGACAAAGACCACAACAAATCAATCAACCTCAAAATATGCAACAGGGGCAAGCTCCACAAGCTTCTCCTATGAATGCAAATGTTGGTCTGGCTAATTATGCACCAACTGAATCTGTAGGCAAGGTAATGGACCTTACCTATTCTGGAGATCAAGGTAGTCAAGTTGGAGGCGGTGTTGCTTTAGCCTCTAGCAATCACAATTTGGTCTGGGCTTCAAGAGACGGTAAAAGAGAAGTTTTTGCCAGTACTCAAAAAGGTTCATCTTCTAATAGAATTTTGAATTTTTCACAAAGCATATTAAATTTAAAAGAAAATTTAAACAACGATGCTCAAATTCAAAAAAGTATTGATAATGTCATTAGAGTTGCTAATGAGAGAAGCAAAAATATAAAAACAAATACGCCTTTTGTGGCGGGGAGCAGAAATCAAATGGATCACTTTGCAAAGATTGCATCAGAGCAAAGAAAAAAACTTGCTGCTGCAGTTACAATCGATTTTAAAGTCGAGGATAATGCAGGTAATAGAGTTGTTCTTTCTACTGATGGTTCAATCACAGGTTACACAAATGGAAAAAGAACTACTTGGGAACCTATCCTAAACGAAAACCAACTTGGTTTAATGGAAAATGGACAAGGAACAAGAGTTGCTGCTGAATTGCTTAAGGACTACTCACATTTTGTCAAGACTGCTTTGCTTGATGTAAAAGAAAGACTTGATGACAGAGAAAGCCAACTGAATGAAGTTAGAAGCGGTGAGTCATATAATAATTTATATGAAGGTGTTAAATCAAAGAACACTGGCACTGTAAATGAAGTTCGTGAGAAACAATTAGAGCCTAAACAAACAGGTGCAAGCCAAGATTGTGTAAGAGAAATTCTTCTTGGAGACGCTGGACTTTATGGTAGAAGAGTAAAGGATGAAGAAGTTCGTAAGTCTTTAACTCAATTAGTTGATGAAGTTACTCACGGTGTTCCTACTGAAGTTTTAGAAAAGCAATTGTCAAATCATCGTGCAGAAGGATCTGCTAGTGCAAATGAAATTATGACAGCAACAATTACTGCATTAGGTAAGGCTGTTATTTCTTCACTCGAAACTCCTAAAACAATTCTTCGTGTTGCACAAACATTATCTGAAGAGCCAATGCTTCCTGAAATGATTGGAACTGCTGCTGCTGGAACAGAAATGGAAGCAGATAAAGCAGAAAAGGTAGATTTCTTTGGTGGAGATGCTTCACCAGAAAATTCAGTTTCCGCTGTTATTAAGCAATTAGGTGCTGCTGTTACTTCTGAAATCACAGCCAGAGATCTTGCTGATGCACTTTCAGTTGCAGTTGAAGAAGGTGAAATGACTAAAGAAGGCGTTTCAAGAATCGCTGAACTTCTTATGGGTCAAGCATCTGTTCCTGGAGAGGGTTTAGATGTTGAAACTGCACCTTCAAAAACTGAAGAACTCAAGTCTGCACTTATGTCTGCTGTAGATGCTGATGTAGATCTTATCTCCAAAGATGATCTTAAGTCTGCAATTTCTGCTATGGCAATGTCATCTAAAGAAACTGGCACAACTCCTGATGAAGTAGTTGATTCTGTTGAAGCAATGCCAGAAAAACAATTGATGGCTGCTATCGATAGAGCAAAGACAGCTACAGCAACTGACGGAAGATTAAGAGCTAGAGCAAGAAGAGAATTCTGGGGTGTAAAAACTGCATCCACCAAAAATATTTCTGATAATGTTATTGGTTGGTTGGCAGATTATTCAACAAACTTCGGAATCAGTACAAGAAGAATTGCTAAAGCTGCAAAGAGACTTTGTGAAGAATTTGAAGTTGCAGAAAAATTAGTTGCCAAAGCTGTAATTGCTTCTGAAAGAACAGCTGGCATTACTGTAACTCAAAGCAAATCTGACTGTATTAGATTTATGTGCAGAGCTGAAGATTTAGATGGCACATTACCAAGTGATAGCAATTTTGATGAATCATTTAAGCAAAAAGCAATCGAAGTTCTTCAAGGACACGGATTCCAGGTTGATCCAGGAACATTCTCATTTACAGACTTAATTGTTTCTGAAAATGGTGATGTAACAGCAACAGTTTCTACATCTTCCTCAAAGACTTTCAAGGCTGATGAGGAATATGCTGAAATGAATGCCGGAATGAATGCTGAAGATAGCTCAGAAATGCCAGTTATAATGACAGAAGGTGCAAGATTAGCTAGAAAGTCTAGAAGAGATGATATTTTAGCGAAATATGCACAAGCTATGCCAGGGATGGGTGCTCCAGCTCCTCAAGGTCCTGCAGCTGGTCCCGTTGATCCAGGTTTGGGTGGTGGTGCTCCTGCTGGTGGTGATTTAGGTATTTCTTCACTCACTGGTGGAGCTGATATGAATGAGTCTGCAGATATGGATGCAATGACAGAACCTGGTGAGAAGAAGCCATGGGGTTCTGTTTGTCCAGTATGTGGTGCTGATGATGTAAATATTTCAGAATCAAATGCAGACTGCCAAAGCTGTGGAACTACATACAAAATTCTTCAACAAATTGAATTAATTTCAATGGGTGACAAGGGCAAGTCTTCACCTGAAGAGGACCCGATGGGTCTTGGTCCTGATACAGGTTTAGGTGCTGCAACTGCTCCTGCAGAATTACCAGCTCCTGCACCAGCTGCTCCAGGAATGGGTCCAGTTGCCTCTGATATCAGAACAATGATCAGATTGTCTGCTACAGTTGATTCTGATGTCTATTTGAAGACTGCATTACCATCATTTGATAGAACCGCAGAATCAATGCTTCCTGTCGGTATGGTTTGTCCATCCTGTGGTGATAGAGAAGCACATAAGGTCAAGAGTAATACATTCTGCTACAAATGCGGAAATTATTCAAGAACAACTGTACAAGCATCCAAGAAAGATCCATCAAAGCTTGATGTATCAATTACTTGGATAGATTAGTATACAAAATAATGGGGGATAAAACCCCCATTATTTTCCTTAAAAAAGGTGTAAAAACAATTTATCTAGAAGATAAAAAAAAGTTAATATATAACTAATTAATAGATTCTTTCATTCAATTTAATAATTGAATATGAATTGAAACTTTGATAAAAGATTTTATTTTTATTAAGGGAAGCAGCATAAAAATGAATAAAAATTCGAATAAAGCCAATCAAGAAAGATTTGCAGCAATGAAATTAGCTGAAATTAATGCAACTGATAAGGAAGATCTTTTGAACTGTGCTTCTGACATGGAAAAAACAGCGTCATTGAATACCAATGAAGCTGTTGTTGTCGCAAAAGCAATCAGAGCAAAGTATCTACCTAACATTGCAAGACAAGCTGGTCTTGATGTTTCAAATTTAGACCTTGAGCATGGCAAAGAGACTGTTGACTTCGCAAACGATGAATCTGACGATGATGAAGATGATATGGAATTTCATCACTTTGAGAGTGATGAGGATTCAGAAGATGTAGATGATGATGACATGTCTGATGAAGATATGGATGACGAAGACGAAGTAGAAGATAGTGATGATGTCGCCACTTTTGAGATTGAAGTTCCCGCTGATATGGTTGACCAAGCACAAAAAGCTGTGCAAGAGGCGCTAGATAATCTTCTTGGCGGAGATGATGATTCTGACGAAGATGATGATGAAGATATCACCCATTTTAATGATGATGAAGCTGATATGGATTCAGAAAATGAGTCAGATGATGACGAAGACAATGAAAAACAATTTATGAAAACAAGCAAAGAGGTTAGATCAATGACTAAACAAGCATTGGCTGAGCGCAAGGCACAGAGAGAAGCTCTTTTAAGAAGAGCTGAAAGAGAAGAAATTCTCAAGAAGATTGCTTCAGAAGAAGAAACTTATCCAGCGTCAGCCTCATTTAAGTATAACGAAGATATGGTTGACATGGATGGTGAAGTTGAATATCCAAGCATGACAATGCAAGGTAGTGAAGGCAACTCACTTAAGGAACAAAATCCAACTTGGGCTGAACAAAAGGTTCCTACAATGAATCCAGGTTCATTGCAATTCCCTTCAGTCACAAAGCCTGGAAAGTTTGAAGGTTCTGGAGATGGTTCATTAGAGTACACAGTTGATTGGGACAATTTAGAAAATCCTTCTGCAGGATTAGAAGATGTAGAGCATCCACAAATCCCAACACAAATGCCTTCAATGCCACACAAGACCACCAGATCAGTTGCAGCATCCAGAGATGAAGAAGCAAAGCATGATTGTGAATGCACTTCTTGTGGTGCATCGATGAGACTGTCTGAAGCAGAAATGAATGATGAAGCAACTCGTTGTGCAAATAAGGGTTGCCCATCAAACGCTGGCTCCGAAGACAAAGAAGTTGAAGCACAAAATGTTGACACTAGACAACATGTAAATACTCAAAAGAATATCAATGATACTCAAGTAGAATTGAATGACGCTTATGAGACTGTCAATCAACTCAAATCATCTGCAGTTGATCTTGCAAGAGTCAAAACTTCTTACAGCTGTGCTACAAAGTTGGCATTAGCTGGAATTATCACTTCAGAAGAAGTTGATTCATATGCTGAGCAAATGATCAATGATGGTCTTAAGTCTGACTCAATGATCAGACAAACCAAACTCTTACTTAAGTCCGCACAGTCTTCAACCGAAAGAGTTGTAGCTGCAGCAGCTGAAAGAATGAGTACTAGAACCGCTTCAACATTAGGCGTATCTACATCCCCTGCATTAAGTGGTGGTTTATCCAACAATAGTGCAGCTCTTGACATCCAAGGTGCATTGAAAGGTACCTGGACAATGCCAAAAATTGAGGATTAGTTTCCTCACAAATAATTAGGAGAAATAAACAATGGCTATTCGTGCATTAAACACACTCGTAGTTGCTAACTACAACACAGCTGCTTCTGCTTCATTTTTCGCTGGTGACGCTCTTATGATTAGCGTTACTGATGGAACAGTTTCCGCTGGCTTCAGAGCAGCAACTGGTTTTACAACAATCGCTCAACAACTTGGTAGATTTGTAGGTTTTTCAGCTGATGATACAGCAAGAACTGGCAACACTATGATCCTTGCTGATCCAGTTGGTTCTTCATACACCGATTCAAATGGTGCTCTTCAAGCTAATAACAACGGTTTCTACGTTGTTTCAAAAAGAGCAATTGGCGACTTCTTAGCTGAGAACGTCAATGGTGTTACAAACCCAACTGCTGGTTCCTCAGGATACGAAGGACCAAGAAGAGGCGTAGGCGTTTTCAATACACCTGGCGCACAATTTGTTACTGACAGAATTCACCTTGGTGGTGTTACAAGTACATCATTATTGGATGGTGGCTCTGCATGGTCTCCAGCCCCTGGTGATCTTTTGACAGTCGCTGCACTTACCGCAAATGCTGGCAAGTTGGTCAAGCTTGACGAAGTTGGCGTTGACGGTCTTGTCGTTGGTAGAGTTGATAGCTATGATTCTGCTGCTGGCTTGCTTTACTTCACCCAAATGGCTGGCGGGTCATAATCTGTAGCTTAGGAAATTAAGGAGAATTATTCAAATGTCAATGATTAAGAGAAACACAAATGAGCAAAGAGAGTCCATTATTGCAATGGCTCTTGAGACTCCAGAGGGACGCACAGCTCTTGCGCAAGCAATGGTTGAGCCAATCAAGACTTCCCTCATGTACCAAGCCATCGGGCGCAAGCTTTTGATGGTTGATGAGCTCCCACAAGGTGCTCTTGCTCGCTATGAGAGAGACGTTGCTGTTAAGTCATACGTCATTCCTAAGCGTGGTGCTGTTCCAACAGCTGAGGTTGAGGCTGAAGAGCTTCTCGTCCCTACAGTTGAATTAGCTGCACACCCACAAATCAGATTGAACGAAATCCGCCAAAGAAGATTCTACATTGTCGATAGAGCTCAGGTCCGTGCTAAGGACTCCCTCCAAAGACAAGAAGATACTGAAGTCTTCAAGGTTATCAATGCTGGTGTTCCAACTGACCAAGCAATTTCCGTTTCCGGTACTCTTCAGCCAGAGAATATCAACCTTGCGTTGACCCTCATTGAAGAGCACGAGTTGATCGGTGCTAAGGTTGTTCTTCACCCACAAAGATACAAGGATATCAGAAACTGGGGCAAGGAATTCTTCGATGAGGCAACTCAAAGAGATATTCTTATGACTGGTCTCTACGGACATATTTATTCCGCAGACATCCACGTTTCAACAATGGTTCCTAAGAACAGTGTTTACGTTCTTGCTCCTGCCCAATTCGTTGGTGCAATGCCAGTTCGCCAAGACATTACTGTTCTTCCTGCAGACGATCCAAAGAGACTTAGACTCGGATGGGTTGTTTACGAAGAGCTCGGTTTTGCGCTCATCAATGACTATGCAGTTTCAAGAATTACCGTAAGCTAATTCTAAACTAGTCATAAAAAAGACCTCTTCTTCGGAAGGGGTCTTTTTTTTAGGTATAATATTTTTATGATTACACATAAATCTATTAGAAATTTCACAAAGCCACGTACATTTGTTGATTTATATATTGAAGAACTAAAAGAAAGTAAGCCAAATCTTACTGTAATTGATGTAGGTGGTGGAATTAATTCTTGGTGCAAACATACTACTCACGTTGTAGATATATTTGTGGATCCAGGTAGCAAGGAAGAATTTGTTCAAACTCATCCTGATAGAATTTTCTTTGACTTTGATATTACTCAAAGAGATAATTGGCAGCAAGTTTTAGATTATGTTGCTGAAAATGGCAAATTTGATTATGCGATTTGCACTCATACTCTTGAGGACATTTTTAATCCATCTTTGGTTTGTGATATGTTACAGAAAATTGCTAAAAGAGGTTTTGTTTCTGTGCCATCAAAATATGCTGAATATTTGCGTTTTGAGCAATGGTATGGAGTGAAAGGTTATCGTGGTTTCTTTCATCATAAGTGGATTTATTCTTTGAAGGATAATGTATTTCGTGGATTTGAAAAAGGAAGCTATTGGGAGCATCTAAATGACCCAAGAATTGATCGTCCACAGGGTCATTTCACAGAAATTGGGTTTATGTGGGAGGATAGTTTTGAATATAAGTTTTATCATTGTGGTGAAGTTATTGGATGCCACGTAGAAGCAAAATATCCATTGATTTTTGAAATAGATGATTTGCCTATAAATTAAAAAAAGGAGCTGCAAGGCTCCTTTTTTGTTTGGTATAATTATATTATGACTAAAGAAGAACTTTTAAAATTAGTTGAAGAATATGTAAAATCTGAGCCAACTAAAGCCTGGAGACCTGGAAAAGATCATGTTCATTATGCCGGTCCTTATTTTGATCACACTGAAATTGTAAGATCTGTCTCTACTTTATTAGATGGGTGGTTAGTATTAGGAGCTGAGGCATACAAAGCTGAAAAGAAATTAGCTTCTTTGTTTGGCAAAAATCATGCTTTGCTTACTAATTCTGGTAGTAGTTCAAATCTTCTTATGATGTCTGCCCTTAAGTCAAAAAGATATTTGAATTTACCTGAAGGAACAAAAGTCCTGACACCTATAGCTGGTTTTCCTACCACTATAAATCCAATTTTTCAATGTGGTTTTAAGCCAGTATTTGTAGATATTTCACTAGATGGATTAAATTTAAATCTTGATGATGTTGAAGCTACATTGCAAGCCGATCCAGAAATAAAAATTATTACGTTTGCTCATGTATTGGGCAATCCTCCAGATATGTACAGATTATTAGATATTATTGATCATTATGGATTAATATTGCTGGAGGATTGCTGTGATGCTTTGGGATCATTATTCGACGGTAATCCTTTGGGTAGTTTTGGTACTATGGCTTCTTGTTCTTTTTACCCTGCTCATCATATTACTTGTGGAGAAGGCGGATTAGTTGTTTGCAATGATGATGATTTAGAAAAAGTAATTCGCTCTATTCGTGATTGGGGTCGTGGTTGTTTCTGTATAGGTAAACAAAACATTACTGAATGTGGGGCTTGTAATCAAAGATTTTCTGAATGGTTACCTAGTATGCCAGGAGAAGTTTTTGATCATAAGTATGTATATGAGGAAATTGGTTATAATTTAAAACCAATTGAAGTTCAAGCCAGTATGTTATTAGCTCAAATTGACAAACTATCTGAAATAAAAAAATTACGACAAAGAAATCATAAATTACTCACTGAAGTATTTGCCAAGTATGAAGAATACTTTATTCTTCCAGTAGCTCAAAAGAATTCAGATGTAAATTGGTTTGCTTTTCCAATTAGTGTCAAAGATAATGCACCTTTCAAAAGAAGTGATATATGCCAATACTTTGAATCTCGCAAAATTCAAACAAGACCTTATTTTGCTGGAAATATCTTGATGCAACCTGCTTATAGTCACTTAGTAGGCGATATGGATTTAAGTGATTTTCCAATAGCAAAAAAGGTCACTACTGATACATTCTTTTTAGGAACTTCTCCAGTTATTATTGAAGAACAAATTACATATATTGGTGAAGTTTTAGATAGCTTTTTTGACAAATAAAAAAGGAGGCAAATGCCTCCTTTTTTATTTTCCTCTATTGATTGGTCTTATTAAATCAAACATTTCTTCTTCTTTGTCTAACAAAATAGTTTTATCAGAATTATCCCAATTTTCAAAATGATATCTAAATTCAAATAAATATTTTTCTTTATCTTTATTTGTTTCACTTAATGTGCAAACATAAGGTCCACTTCCCTTGCCTAATATAAGGGAGCATTTTTTACTGATATTTGAAAGGTCTATCAAATTCATTTTACTACAATCAATTATATTTTCTGCAGTAAAATTCACAGGATAAGTGATGTAAAAATTAGTTTTAGGAAACATAAGACTCAATTTGAACATATCAAAATTAAAAAAACTATGACCACTTACTGTATGCCCATTTTCAACATAAATTGATTTTTCTTTTACATAAAGGTCTCTGTATGGTAATTCTATATATTTTAAAATGGAATCATCAAGAAATATATCTAAATTATTTTCTTTACATTGATTATTGAAAGTTTTTACTTGATGCTTCCAAACAAGATGGTGATTATATAGTCCGCCCCAAAGATGCAATGGAACATAACCTTCATAAAGTCTTGTATCTATACTTCTAAAAAAATTTTCTCTTGAAGGAATATTTTTATAATTTCCATTTATTGGTAAAAGTTCTACCGAAAGATGCTCAAGCAAATAAGCTTGATCTTCATAGCAAGCTATTTTTACTTTAACTTCAGGATAACTTTCAAGTAAAAGTTCAACCACAGGAATTATAGCAAGCGTATCACCATTGGATTGATTTATCCACAATAAAAGCTTATTATTGATCAAAATTTAATATTTCCTCTCAATATATCAAATAACATCATCCAGTCACTTATTTTTGCTTTTACTGGATCCTTAAAAGCTGCAGGTTGATTTTTTTCGAAAAAATAATGTCCTGACCAAGCAAAAGGGTAAACTATAAATGGTGTCAACAATAAGAACCAATAAAATGCAAAATAAAAACATCCAGCAATCCATAATAAAGTCATAACTTGACCCAGCACATGTAATCTTCTACAAATTTTATTTTGATGTAATGTTAGGTACATTTCGTAGTATTCTTTCATATTCATATAGTGCAAACTCCCTTTTTTTGAACTACTTGTGTTGCGCAATTTTGAGCAAACTTTATAGCTAAAACTATATCTTTTGTTCGAATAAATTCACAAACTAAACCAGAAATAAATGTATCTCCAGCGCCAGAAACATCTTTTATGTTGACTTTTTCAACTGGATAAATTTTTTCTTGAAATTCACAACCTTCATCAGATCTTGTAATTATTAATTTATTTTTAATATTCAATTGTCCAATAGTATGTTGTGTTCTATCATACTCTACATGGTTTATTTTTATGAATGAAACATTTTTACACCATTCACCTAATATTTTTTTTGTATCTAAAAAAATGTTAGTATTGTGTCTTGATATTTCATCTATATCTTCTTCTAAAAGAAATCCCTTACAATAGTCACTTACTATAATAGCATCATAATATAAGTCCAAATACTTATTATTCTTTATTCCTTGAATTACATCTTTAGAAATTCTTGTAGCTTTGTCATTTGCATCAACCCGCAATAAAAGACTATTTGTTCTAGAATCTACATATCTAGTTTTAATAATTTTTTCTTCTTGAGTTATCAAAGTTGAATTTGAACCAATGGCATCAATATTTTGTTTGACATTTAAAGCCATACCACCATTGCTTTTTTCTAAATCAGGATTGAATACTGGGACTGGGCCTTCAGGTGCTAATCTTAAAGCATTACCATACATGAAAACATCTATACAGGAATCACCCAAAACTAATATTTTAATATCTTTGTAAGCTTCTTTCATAATAATGATGAGTTTTTATCTCTTTCAGATAAAATTGGATTATCTATTAACCACTTTATACCAATTTTTGGTTCAGCCCAATTTGCTGATTGTTGATCTTTTACATCTGGGTAATCTCCATCATAACTCCACTTATAATGAAATACTGCATAGTCACTCAACACTAGATGTCCATTTAAGAATCCTGGTGGTACTAAAATACTTGTACTTAGTTCACTATTAGCGTCAAGGATTATGTCTAAATGATTTAAATACTCATCACTATTTTTATCGAAGTTAGCTACAATAAGTTGAATTTTTCCATACAAACAAGTTATTAACTTCCAAGATTTATCTGTATGTAATCCTCTTAATACATTCTTATTAGATATTGCAACTTTGTCATGATTAAAGGATATAGATGAAAGATCTTTTTGATTCCATACAGTATAAAGTTGACCTCTTTCATCTTCGAATTTATCGTAAGTAAAACTATCTATTTTGCTTAAAGAGGAAACTTTAGCCATTTAGCACCTCAAGAAGTTTAATTATTTTTTCTTTTTCAAGACCTGGATAATTACCAATATACCAAGAAAAATTATGAACATGCTCTATATTTGGAAAATCAGAAAAATCATTGTATGTGGACTTGAAAAATGGTTGTCTCATTTGGTTTCCACCACCAGATAAGCCTCTTCTAAATTCTATACCACTGTTTTTTAGTTTTTTCTCAATTTCATTTCTTTTTGTAAAATCAGCGTCTTTTAAAATTACAATGAAAGCGTAATTGCAATTGCCTTCAGTATCTAAAGCAGTATGGTATTTTTCACAATTTAAATTTGATATAAACAAATCAAAGTTGTCTCTTCTTTCTTGATTTTTAGAATCAAGTTTTTGAAGTTGAGAAAGTCCAATGACAGCGTTAATTTCAGTGCTTCTAAAATTGTGAGCTGGTCTTAGAAAAATAAAGTCTGGATTTAAGTCAGGATTATCCATTGCAATAGAAACTTTCATACTATCACTTGTCATTTCTCTGGTCATGCCATGAGATCTTAAAGCACGACAAACTTGATAAAATTCCCAGTTATTTGTGCTTATCATTCCGCCTTCAATTGTGGACATATGGTGGGCAAAATAAAAACTAAAATTACTGGCAAATCCAAAATTTCCAACCTTGCATCCTTGAAATGTAGTTCCATGAGATTCACATACATCTTCAATTAAAAGAATATTCTTTTCTTCACAAATTTTCAAGAGATCATTAGTTAAGCCATTGATACCTAACACATGAGTAAGAAAGATAGCTTTAGTTTCTGAGGTGATTGCAGCCTTAAGTTTTTCAATATCAAAAGACAAATTTGTAAAATTTACATCTACAAACACTAACTTGTGTCCAGCGAAAATTACAGAAGAAATATCTGAAATCCAAGTCAAAGGAGGAATGATAATTTCTCCCTCTCCGATAATATGAGCAATAGCCAACATTGTTAATTCATTTGCCGAAGCGCCTGAATTAACAAACAAATTATATTTTGTTCCTAACCATTGTCCCCAAGCATTTTCAAATTCTAAAACCTTAGGACCGTTTGTAAGCTTTGGAATTTTATCTTGAGAAAGAAATTCTATAACAGAATTTACATCATCTTTATCAATGTTATCATTCATCAAAGGTAGAAAAAAATTATTCATATTATTTCTCGTTATAGTAATCTCCCCACTCTACTAAAATAGTGGGTCTGAAATCTGTTCTTAAATAAGCATACTGATAAGATTCAAATATTTGTTCTGGCTCATCTAATCTTATTATATCCACAAAATCACAAATCGCTCTAAACCCAGCTGTATAATCAGCAATATGCTGATGCTGAGGATGCAACGGACGCTGAGATCCTATAGAAGTTCTAATTATGATTTTTGGTTGATAGCCACCATCTGACATTACTTTGATTTTATCTACATGATTTACAAGCTGATTTGCAGCTAAAAGTAAAAAATTCCATCGTGGATATATTGACACTGGAACTGTACCATTGAGAGCTAGGCCTAATGTCATACCCATTTGCATATCTTCATTTACGGGAATTTCTAATAGTTTAGTTTTTTCAATTTCAGACAAAGTGTTAGACATTGCCGTGCCTGGATATTCAACTGCTTGACCTAAAAACAAAGTATCATCTTTGCTTCCAAGCCAGTCCATTGATTTTTTTAATTCATCAAAATATTTCATTAGAATTGTATCCTCTTACCAGCTCCTGCATGAGGGTATTTTGATTCATATTTGTAATATATGACTTTTTCTTTAATACTTTCAAAATGCAAACTATTTGTATTCCAAACTTTGCGAGTATCAGTACATACAGATTTATTATTATCTTCAATGACAAATGTTATTGGTAAATCGTGATTTACAGCATACTTCCAATTTTCAAAAAATGTTCCAGTTTCAGATGCCATATCTCCTAAGAAGCACCAAACATGCCCTGAAACATTTTTTCTTTTAATATCTAATGCTGCTCCTACTGATATGGGTATGCTACCAGTAACAATTGCGGATGAATAGATTTTAAATTCAGGATAGCATAGAGTTATTGATTTTCCCCTTAAAATGTCTTTTTTTAATAAATCTTGAGAAACACCCTTGAGTAAACATTGATAATGTGATCTCCAAGTGCAAAATACCCAATCTTCATTCTTAATATTTTTGAAAATATCAATCATTTGAGATTCATTTCCGTAATATAAATGTACTGGTGATTTTATTATGCCATTGTTGAAATACTCACCAATTTCAGTCTCAAAATCAATCAACTCTTGTTCTGTATATTCTTTCATTACATCAATACTCTCAAATTACGGTATTTTAGAAAACTTTTTTA